AACACAGTGTTGCCTGTGTATTTGTTTTCAAGCGTCATGGCTACGTTAGAAGCAATCGCAGAAACTCTACGAACTTCGCGGTCGGGCCCGACAACGATTTTGTCACCGACTATTAGCTGTGTGTCGAAGAATGTGTTGTTGCCCGTCACTGCTTTTGTGTTAGCAGAAACAGCAATGTTACCAGACAGTGAACTCGACCATGCTGCAGGACTGGCACATACAGAAACCTTCAATGTGTTGCCTAGCTCGCCCGGATATTTTGCAACCCATGAGCCAACACCAGAAATACCTGTTGAATTGTTTTCGTTGTACAGATCTTCGTTCTTGATGATCGTGTCTGCTGTGTTGGCTGAGTTTGTCGTAGCGTTACGACCTGTTGCACCAGATGTCGTATCGTCAATGATGCGAACTGTCCATAGCTTGTTGCCGTATGAAAGAAAGCTGGCGGCTGTGAAGAAGTCATCAGCAGTGTTTGAATTTGGCGTCTGGAAATTACCTACAAGAGAGGTTTCACTCTCTATCAAAACGCGCTGCTCCACTGGACCCCAGCGGAAATGCCCGGCGATGCCGGCTTCCGTTGTCGATACAGATGGGACAACTGTCGTTAGATCAATCTCACGTACGTCAATACCTGGCGAAACTCTGAATGGCATTGCTAATCTCCTCTTATTTTGCAATCGAGCGCATATAAATCGATTTTAATTATTTATAAGATACCGACCCTTAGTGGGATCGGGCTAATAGATGCCAAATGGGTTGAAGTCGACGACTGTCCACACATCTCCTGATGCATCCACCATCTCTGCGGCATCTTCGAGGCCGTCTTCATACAATCCAAACGGTAGCATATCATCTTCCATGCCACTGATTTTGGTGTCGTATAGCTTCTGCCTTATATCTATGTCAGTCAGCTCTTTGAAATAGTCCGATCTCGCCGCCCAGCCAAACAATACTAAGCACATCACCAAATCATCGTGAAAGCCCTCATCGGCCTCATATGAATTGCCTTTTTGAACAAACGATGAAAGCTCGCTGATGATATCAAAATCCTGAATCAGAATCTTGTCGCCCTCGATCAGATCCTTGATGTTGGAACAACCGATCCGTTTAACCTGCTTAGTTGTCTTGACGCCTAGTCCAACTTTCTGACCGAACCCGCCGCCCAGCTGCTGACCGGCGCGCCCTTTCAGAACTGTAGTTAGCATATTTTCATATTCCAGGTCATGGTGCAGAATATTAGCTACCTGCTCGCCTAGATCATTGCTTTCAACAAGCACAAATGCATCGTTGTATTCCTTAGCCACATTGTATATGATGCTTGGATACATTAGCGGCGATTCGACCGAGCTATAATACTTACCGACAACCTGATACGGCATTTCCGTTACGTCGACAACGATGAACGCGTGGTTATCAATGCCGACACCTCTTGATGTGTCAACTGTAATCACGTACGTGTGCTTCTTTTGTGGCTGCACATATATATGGAAGTCGTTTTTGGTTTCGATCGGCTTAACAAATGCCATCTGGCGTAATTTTGCTGCGTTGATAAGCGTGTTAACACTGCCAAGAAACTCGCACTCAAACTCCTGTTTGAACTGCTCTTCGCTGGTGTTAGAGATCTGGTCGATCCGCCATTTCTCGTCGCGGCCTGGAATCTGATTCCATTGAACTTCGATAGGAATGTACTGTGATCGCCCTTCATCGGCATCACACCATCTTTTGTAGAAGTGATTCATGCCATTTGGTGTAGACACAATGAACACTTTCGTCGTTGTACCAGATGAAATCGTAGGATAAACTGAGCTGAAGAAATCATCAGCCATGTTGTTTCCAACGAACGCAAACTCGTCAAGAAACACAAGGTTGTAAGATCCACCACGAACAGCACTTGAACTCGTTGCTGCAGCGATGATCTTACTGCCGTTTTCTACTTCAACGCCACCCTCATTCCACTTCTTGATTCCCTGTTGCAGCCATTTCGGTAAATGTTCGTATGCTAACTTAATCTTAGCCAACAGATCGCGAGCAAGCTGGCCCTTATTAGCTAGAATGGCAATACTTTGTCGGTCTTTGAACAGAATCTGATGCAGCATATACGAAACAACGACGGTTGATTTGCCGGACTGACGTGGTAGCTTGCAAATTACGAATCGATTGTCGTGGAAAGTGTTGACCATCGTCCGCTGAAACGGATACATATCAAATGGCACAAGGCCTTCATCGACGTTGACGATCTTAACGTACTTGCTGATGAAGTACTCAGGATCGGCGGCGCACTTGATGTACTCTTGCACTTGCTCTTGTGTAAACTCAACTGGAATCCCGACCCGTTTGAGGTTGGGATTATTCATATAAATGGTGCTGTCAGACATTATTTTTTATCTTTTTTCTCGGCGGCCGCGTTCTTCATTGTGGCTAAGAGATCAGAAGTGGTCCCCCGGAAATATATATTGACTTCGCCTTCTGCGTCGCCTTCAATTGTGCCAGAGCGACCATGTTTATTGTCGATCGTGGCTTTTTGATCAGATAGATTCAAAAGATCCTGGTTAACCTTGGCTACGGAATCAATCATCTTAGCCAACACTTCAAACATGCGTGGTGACTCAGCAATCTCCGCTAACTGGTTCATTCGGGTAATTACAGCTTGTCCGTTGTGGGCGAGCTCTCGTAATTGCTCGCGGGCCATCTGGTAATCATCTTCAACCTGATCGTTTTTGGCGTCGACTGGCGTTACTTCCGTGATATCTGTGCTAGGCGGCAATATCTCCATGTGTGATCCGATCGAAGGAGACTCTGCTATGTTCAAAGCGTTCTCCAAACCGGTCTCTACGTTACTCTTCTTCATAATACCTCACTTATGGTGCATCAGTTCCTGATGAAGGGTCGTAAGACAAGCCATCATCATAATGATATATATCCTGCGCGAATCCAAACGTATCATTTGCCGATATCTGGCTGTATGGAATAGAAGCAGAACTGTTAGTTGTTGGTGAGCCGTTTGCCAATAGGCCGGGGGTCACCACCACCCGCTCACCTCTAGCAGATGCTGCTAGTATTTGTGAAGCACCCCAAGGTGAGTTGTTGGATCCCAAGTGGAAATCAACCTGAGCTCTTTTGATCACTCCGGCACCGCCGCGGCCGCCATCATGCACGGGACCAAACAGCCAACCCTTAACTAGAAAATCCATCGTCCATATCATTGCTCGCCGTGTTTGGAAGTCGCCTTCGTATGCGTCTTCAATGATCACGTTCTGCAGCACGGTTGGTACATCCAATGCAATAGACATTTCGGGGACGATCTTAACCGATGACGTCCACTCTGGTGTGAAGTACGGTAGAATCTGCTCAACGATCTGCGTGCCATCATCGGCGTTGCGGACGAAGATGTTTAGCGAAATGTTGAAGTTGAAAGGCGATGGTGTGAATTGTGTTCTGACGTTGTTGTAATCTGTCGTCACGATGTGCTTATTCTGCTGTGTTTTGCTCAGCATCCGCGACCCGTCATAATACATGCCAGTAATTTCAAAACCTAGGCGAGGCAAGCTGATTGCAATCTTTCGATCGACATCAGGATCCTGTGCCAATCGCACGATGAACTTCTCTTTTGGGCCGTACGAAATCGGCACAGATATAGTTTGCAGTCTGGTGCCAGCTGTATTGGTTCTCTGTACTACAATGTCATTGAAGTAATTGCCGAACATAATAATGTAATTGCGCATCGTTGAGTGGTAGAAATATGGTGACCCAAACATTAGTATATCCCTGTATCGCTAAATGGGCTGTTCTCGCTCCAATCGATAATGCTCGTACTCTGGTTCTGGAAGAACTCGTTGTTGGCCGATTTATCCGTACTTTCGATGCGGAACTCGACCAGCATTACGCCGCCAGACTCGTGAAGCAACGTGTCACCTGTTTCCAGCTGAATCTCGTTGAATAGAGCATCCAGACTATTAGTATCTTCAATGATATCGATCAATGCCTCACCTGTATCGAATACTTCAGAACTATATGAGAATTTCTCACACGTTAGGTCAAACGTCTGCAGGCTACCATGCGTATAGAAGATGGCCTCATGCTCTACAAATGATATTTCGAAAATGTCATCTGACATTGGGAAGTAGATCAGGTCACCTTCCATTGGCCGCGTTGATGTAATGGAATAGTTGTTGCCGTTTCCATCTTCCAACATAACCGAATGGCTGTTACCTGGTGAGTTAGTGTTGGCCGATTCAAGCTGATAGTTGAATCCAACTTCGTCGTATAGTTTTTCAGTTCTGATTTGCTCAAAGCGCTTCTTTGCGATCGTCAGGGTAACCGTATCACGAATTTCTAAGTTGAACTTGGACAGAAAGTCGCCATCTCCACCAAATCCATCAACCTCTTTGATGTACATCTCAACATCAATTGCGTTGATGAATTTAGACAAAGTGTCTTCACCAAACAACTCGTCTTTATTAACATAGACGCGTGGGATGTACTTTACGTTGTGCCCGTAAATCTTGATGTTTTCGATGATCAGGTCTTGGATTAGATCCTGTTCACGTCCATGTCCAAAGTGGTTAAAGTATTTGTTTGTGGCCACATCTTATCCTGTCAAGTCAGATACTGGTAGGCTGTAGCTGTTGATCATCTCATCTTCTAGGCGCATGATCGTTTCTTTGGCATCGTTCATAATGCGATCGACGTTTAGTGTCACGCCGCCGGGAAGCTGCTGACCTTCAAATTTGCTGAGGTTCTGACCCCACTGACGTTGAACAAGAGCGGGTGCATACTCAAGCAGCCATCTATCAGACCACACATCAGTGTATGTAGTTGGATCAACCACTCGGTACATTTCGACAACGATGAACGACCCAACCTCGACATCGTAGCGCCAATCCATATCGATGTGCAATTTATTAACGTGTCGATTCCATCGGATAGGTTTCTTGCCTACAAAGATCTCTTCCAATGTTTCAATCTGTCGCATGGCCATTACATATGGCGCGAATCGGCCGGATGTGTAATCGAACAGATCGTTTAGATGAATTTGATATCGGATGTCAAACAGATTCTTGGTCTGTAGGCTGTCGCCAATATCGAACACACCGACCACCCCAACGACGTTACTTGTCGTCGTTAGATATCCATTATCTTTATCAGCTTGCGTGACCGGATATTCCAAGTAGATGTGTTCCGTGCCATCAAAATGATAGTCGCGGTAATACTGTAGAGCATCATCAAGGCGGTCCTCGACCTGAGCATCATCGATATTGATGTCAATCACTGGCTTGCCAAGTTTACGCAAGCAATATTCTTTGAACTCGTCTCTAGATGTTGGTAATGACATGGTGTACCTTATGTCGTGAAATAACTGAATGTGGAAATGAATTCAGATGTGTTATATACTTCATGCTCCTGAATAGGGGAACCAGCGGCTCCGTAAGAACTAGCCAATCGAGTTTCAGTTTGAATTGCTGCAACAGAACTGGTCACGGAGAAGAACGGTAAATTATTGGATGCAAGCCCTGTACCCGTTCTAGGCATATGCCACGCCTGCCAATTATGGCCGCCGGGTGTGAACGGAAGACCAGTGATTGTCATGTTACCAGTTGAGGTGCCTTTACTCGTCAGAGCCACTTTGCAATAGATGTGGCAAATATTGCCGATCTTTGTATATTGGCCTTCCTGAATAGAATACGTTATACCGTTGTTGGCATCACCGAATTGAACAATTGGTACCCATGTGTCTTCTTCATAATCATCCAACGTATTGGAAACATCTGTATCCGTACCGAACATGATACCAGCAGATGCTCGAATGTTGCCGTTGATGTCTAATTTGGTTTCTGGCGATGTCGTGCCAATACCAACATTACCAGACGGACTTATTCTCATACGCTCGGCGCCATTATTATTGATGATTAGGTTACCAGCACCTTGATTTCTGATATAACCATCGGCACCAAAATTGCCGAACATTGTGTATTCTGTGGCGCTGTTGTTGGTTCTGAAATATATTGCTGATCCACCACCACCATTGAAATCAATGTAGTCGCCAAAACCAGCTGAATCTACTGGCGATCCTCTATTAATGCCAATACCATTAGCACTATTAATACGCACCCGTTCTGTACCGCCCGTCTGGATTACAAAGGAATTTGATGAGCCGCCGCCACCGATCCGGTTGTTTGTGCCGCCAAACTGCAAGTATTCGTCTTCTGTTACACGAATAGCACCATTGACGTTTAA